GTCTTGCCAGATGAGGGACTGATGGATACGCACCTGCCCCATAGCCGAAGGAACGCACCTGCCCAGTGATGATTGGGTCATCTGTACATTGTTTATGCGAGTGGGCGATTTTGCAGAACTACCAAAGATTGACATGTGTGCTCCTATTTCATCGTGAAGAAACGTACAGGCTTGCCCGCCAAACTTGGGTGAGTACTCGCGTCAGCACCCCTGACACCCCTTGGTGCCCAGCTATGGATTATGACGGGCCAGTTGGCGACGATGGCAGAGTGTCCATACCCGTGACCTAACTTAAACATCACAACATCGCCCGCCTTAGCCTGAGCCGCTGGTATTTCGACCATGAACTTCAGCAGGCCATCTATGTATTCGGTGTTCTCTTGGTGCTGGGTCACCTGTAGGCTGTAGTCCTTAGGGATAGCTGCGTCGGCTTCGGTCTTGGTGATGAGCCCGCAGTTCTGATACACGCCCGCAATGAATCCTAGACAGTCGCAGCCAAAGAACTTAAGTCTGCCCCAGCCGACATAGGGCGTGCCAATCCACTCCGTTGCTTCTCTGACAACCTCTTCACGTTGCCGCTGATAAATCATAAGTCTCCTAGCCGATAGCCGCAGGGGGCGGTGGGACAAAAGGTGTTCCCATAAAATGCAATAGGTTGTTTTGTGCTGCCCCTGAGCAATCTTTTAGCCCTGAACATGCCGCCATGCTTCTATCGCAGCCTTTGATGACGGAGAACGTGTCACCGACCGCGACAGGCAGCAGCCACGGGTTCATCATGGTCAACATACCACCCACATGCGACAAGACGGTCTGTGATAGTCCGACGTTCGCCCCTGAGGTGCACTTGATGACACCCTGAGCGAAGTACCCGCCCGCTTGTGGGAATGCCACGACAGGTGTCAATGTCAACGAATTGCTACCCGCTGCTGCTGTAAAGGCTTGGGTGTATGCCGCAATGCCGCCCGTGGGTGCACAGTTGGAATCACCAAACTGATTCGGGCAGTTCGCCTGAAACAGTCTGCACGGCACTTTCATACCAAGCAGGTACATCACGTCCGCACAGTCAAACTCAACTTTAGTGCGGGTTATATCATTGATTTTTGAAATGGTGCCGACAAACTTGGTCTCAATGCCGCCGGGTGCGAATGTTCCATACTGCCCTATCGGGAAGTACGCCGTATAGACTACGACCTGGGACGCATCAAAAAGCCCGTTCAGTGCAGCCGCAAGGATGCCGCAAGACAAACCGGGGTAGACTGTCGTAGGTTGGGGCGTGCAAGTCAATGACATGCTGTTTGATTTGCAATCAAAAGATGCTTCAGACGTGATTGCCCCTCGTGTCCAGCGGCCATATGTACCCGATAGAAAGGTCGTTGTCGCTCCGTTCCATCCAACTGTGCCCGTAGACACGCCCGCCGTAAGAACATCATCGGCAAGAAACGTAGCAGCACCATTAGGTGTCTGGATTAAGATTTGAATGGTGGAGGTGCCAGCGGGAATTGTTGCACTACAACTCACTTGTGACCAACTGTAAGACCCTGAGGATTTATACGTCGATGAAATGAGAACGCCCGAATGATTCAAAAACTCAACCAAGATGCCCGCACAAAACCCCGACAGCATCTTGAACCATGCTGAGCACGTAAAGGTTTGCCCCAGTATCCACGGTCCTGTTAGAACCTGATATGCAGCGACTCCGGCTGCTGTAGTTACGAGTTTTATGCTTTGTGTGCCGCTGTGCTGACCGCTGGTGACATAAGATGCAGTGACCCCAGAAGGGATAGTCCAGCCCGTAGGCGGGACTGTGGTGCTAGATTCGAAGCCGCCATTGACCAGCCCGCCGCTACCATCTACACAGGTCACGTCGAATTGCCCGGATGTTACATAAAGCATTTGACCAGTGGGCAGAGTAATAGCGAACAGGTCTGCCCGCTCACAATTCTTGTTGGCTGCGAGCCACGAAATTAGGGTTGAGGACATTCTGGTTTTCATCGGGCTCCTTATTGGAATTCTGAACTGAAGCGAATTGATGTCACGTTCCACAAATCGGTGCCGCTGTTGCAGGTGTAAGTGCGGGCAGCGTCAACGGTGTCTGCTGAGAAGCGACAAGCATAGTAGTAATTGCCCGACCATGTCAGCGTTGCGTTCAATGCAGGGGGTGTGGTAAACGTCACGACGCCTGTGGAACTAATTGTGTAGCCCGACGTACTTACGCCGTTGACCTGCACTATGATGGCACCGTTGACGTTTTGAATGATGTCCCAAGCCAGCCCTGAGATAGAGCGGGCGAGTTGAAACTGGGTTGAACTGCCGTCGCCCTTGATTCCCATCGGTGCATTGGCAGCAGGTGTGACATTGAGCATCCCACTGTTTGCAAGGCTGACCGTGTTGTCCTGAGGGTCAGTGAAAAGGAAAAGACCGTTGCGACCTTGGCAAGCCATTAACAGACCGAAGAACTGAGCGAGAACAGAAGACACAGACGCTTCGTTGCCCTGTATGGCGTCCATGTCAAACTCGAAGTCCCATGTTGCATAGGGCTGTAGGCTGGCAGAAGCGTTGACATTCACGACGGTCTTCTGAAACATGGTGTTGAAGTGCGGGGTCTTATGCAGGCCCTTCGCCATAGAGATTGGCAGGGCGGGCATTACTGGTAGACTCATGATTGCTCCTTAGGCTCGCTGTACTTCAAGTTGTTCGGTGTTAGAACCTCTTGTGTGCCCGTCTCATTTGACTTTGGACATGGCGTCCTACAACAGCGGCATGTTTGTCTAACAACTTTTCAAAGCCTGCTGCATCGACCGCATTGATTGAGGTGTGGACGTGTACGTCACCACCGTGGTTGGTGGTGCTGTTGGCAACTTGCTCCGTCAACGCCTTGGTAACTACCGTCTCACCTGGGGTCAACATAGCGGGCACCGTGTCACCTGAGCCGATACCGGGTACAAGCCCGCCCTGTGCGAAGGCCATAGTTGCAGCGAACACTGCCGGGGCAACAACTAGATTAAGAGGAAATGGGACTTGTGCCATAGCATCAGACGCCGCCTTGGCTGCATTACTGAGTTTGGCATAATCATTCAGCAGAACCATCTTGAGCAGGTTTTCAGTCATGCCTTCAACCATCTGCTCACCCATTTGCCGCATACCAGCAGCAAGGCTCTTATGCTGAAATAGGCTTTGGGTTACGCTGTGGGCAATGTCAGCCGCTATTTTGTCTTCAGCCTGCTTGATGAGTCTTTCTTTTTCCTCTTCGCCCTTGTTAACAATCTTGTCAATCTCGTTTTGGTGTTTTCGCTCTGCCTCTTCTTGCTGGGCATGTGCCTTAATTGCCTCAGAACTGCCCTTGCCGTAGTAGGCTTCGGCTATGTCAATAGCGTGCTGATAGCCAGCAGCCTTGACTGCATACAAAGCATTCTGGTCTGCAATCTCTTGAGCAATGATTGCTTGTGCTGAGTTTCTATGCATGACGAGTTCATGCCGTGCCTGCTCAGCGATGCCTTCTGCTGCCAGCGTACTCAGTACAATGCTTTGTCGGGTGCGTTCAGCGTCAGACTTCAGCATTTCTTCATTGGCTGACTTATAGGCGTCAACCGCGTCAGAATTTGCCTTCAACCGCTCACGCATTTCAGTGCTGAGTTGTTCGTTTACGGCTTTGGTTTCCTCGTCTGCGGATTCCTCGGCAATCTTCGCAGCATTGGCTTTAGCCTTGGCAAGCATTTCGTAAAATTTGAGTTGTGCCTCACCTACTGACTTGTCATAGACAGTCTGGTAGTTTGACTTGCTGGTGTTGGCAATCTGGGCAATTTCCTTCTGTGCCCTTACTTGGTTTTCAAGAGCCTGCACAAGCACCTGCTGACGGTCTATGTCAGTTTGGGAAGCATAATTCTCGGCTGTGCCTTTGACCGCATTCATCTCAGCCAATTTGTCTTTGGCTACTTGTAAAGTGCCAACAAGCAGGTCACCTGCTTCTTTCGTTTTCTTCTGGTCAAGCAGGTCATTGTACTGGTCTTTGAATGCCGTCAGTGCAGCAGCCTGCCCGCTGGTGCCTAGTTGTAACTCATACCATGCACCCGTAATGTCCTTGATATGCTTCTCAGCATTGGTTGCAAAATGGTCAAACGTTTGTTCAAGGTCTTTCAACGTTGCCATGTCGATGAGTTTCAATTCTTTCTGTAGAGCACCAAGGTGGTTGCCCGCCAATTCATCAACTTTTTTCTGCACACTTAGTAACTTTTCATCCAGACCCTCAAACACTGCGGCATCGCCATGAAGAGCCGACGCAGTTGCTTCGGCCATTTTCTCTTTTGCTTCTTGTGCTTTTACAACCAACTTCTCTATGACAGCGATGGCAGCAACTACACCGATAATCGGAAGGGCAGCCTCAAACGCCGCACCTACGGCGGGAAGAGTTGCAATGAGCCGTGACAGTTCACGGGGCAGTGGCACGCCTAATTCATGGGTCAGCAGGCGTACCGCACCCGTTGAGGACCCCATAGACGAATCCATAGCATTGCCAGCGTCACCCGCTGACTTGCCGAAGTTTTGTGCTGCTTGGTCTGCCTTAGAGAGCGACCCCTGGAATTCCGCTGTATTAGCGACCAAATCGACGGTTAAGACGCCTATTGTGGGCATAAGTGCTCCTATTCTGGTGTTAAACTGGGCCAACATTCCGCCCATATTTGTTCTGCGTCCTGTCGCCCTTGTGACTTCAGGCTGTTGATTACACGTTCTCTAATCTCTAGCAACTTGGCCTTCGGGGTATCACACGGCATCGCACCGATTGCCTGACGTATCTGTTGTTTGATGGCTTGCGTTTGTTCTCGCTCTGGGTCGGGTTCCCGTACGAAGTCCCACGCCGTAAGTATGGGGCTGTCACTGCCACGATTGACGTTATAGACGGCTGCTGCTGTCAGTGCGTTGGAGAAGCGTTCATGCTTCAGTCGTACGTTCCGACGCTTGCACAATGCCTGAAACATAGAGGGCGTCAACTCTGAGAATTCATCCCATGACAGCAAGAGGTCATAGCGGGCGACGGACCAAAGGTCTACCCAAGACTCTATCGGTGACTCTAGGCTGTCGGGGGAGTCACCGTCTGTGCGTTTGGGCTTGTGCCTTCCGTCTGTTGCTTATTGAACGCCTCAGTGATGCCGGGGAAGGTCAGTTCAAAGAGAGCATCTGACAGGTACCGTTGTGCCTGAGGGTTGAGATTGTCGAGAACGTCATCAAGCGTTACGTCGGGGCTGTACCTGCCCAGACAACAATGGATGATAGCGGGGAATTCAACACCACTAGATATGGACTTCCAAGACTCAATCTTCTTGAGGTCACGCTTGGTGGTTGCTTCGATTTTCGCCAGTGCCCGATAGTCAAGGCATAGTTTCCAAGTCTTTTGCGTGGGGTTGCCCGCTGCATCTTCTCCGTTGATGACGATTGACACGGTTGGGGTGACGGTCGATTGTACAATGGTTTCTTTCATAGAAAAATCTCCTGTTCCATAGACACACTTCTGGCTAGAGGTGTCTCTACAAAGCAGGAGACTGGGCATTACTCTGAGCCGTGGGAGTGACTTGCTGGTATTCGTCTTGATATTGACTTACGGACTGTCTGTGGGCAGGATGCGCGATATTCTGCATGCAGGTAGCCTGCCCCTTAACAAATTACACAACCACAACCGCACCGCTGATTTTTATCTTTACGTCGCAGGTTGCGGGCTTGTCCAACGGGAACGCACGTGTCATGCTTTCCACGATGCCTGAGAAGGTCACGGTACCCAGAGACAAAGGTAGGATGATTTCAAACGGCACGACGCTGCCAGCTGCCCTGATGGCTTCGAGGGCCACCTGAGAAGTCTCGCCAGGGAGATAGAAGCACTTTGCATCGAACGTTCCGGGCTCTTTTGTGCCTGAGATATACGTGTCAACGCCGTTGGCGGTTGCCATAGAGGTCGTTTTTTCAGTGCTGACCTTGTCGCCAGAGAACGCACCCGACTGGAAACCAGCGAGTGATGTAAAAGTAGCGGGGGAAAGAACGGAAGCAAATTCCAGATTGCTTCCAAGACCGACAAAAGGTGTTACGGACATAGATTTTCCTTTTCTGCCTCAGAAGAGGCGGGTGTTACGTTGTGTTCGCCTTAACTTTCTAGGCAGGTAAAGAAGTCTTGCGGTAATTCTGAACGAGGAACTGATGGAAACTGTGCACTCCCAAAACGGGGCGGACACTTGCTGTCCCTATGTGAGCGGACGACGCACAACTGACCGGCATCGGTACTGTCTAACTGACCAGCCTCTGCGGCTTCTTTCTGAAAGTAGTAATCTTCGACGCCCTGTGCTGGGAACTTGTGACGCTCCCACCACTTTTTGGTGTAGCACTGTGATGTTCCACAGCAATAAGGCGGGGCACCGTGGGTATATCGGTAACATACGCCGTCGTACATGTCATAAAACAGCAGGCTGTGCCAGCCCGTGACAGCTTTCCCAGACTCCTGTAACCTTCGGACTTGCTCGGTCACACGATTGGATGCAGACCAGTCGTCCTCATCACCAGAGATGCAAATGTCACCTGTGGCGTATGACGTTCCAAGATTCCGAAGTGCACCCACAGGCATGCGGGCACACCGGACATACTTGATGCGGCTGTCGGTCGACAACAAGTGCTCTATAGGCTCTGTGTTGTTGTCAACAATGATGAGTTCAAGCGGTCCTGCGTAGTCCTGCTGTAAAAAGCAGTTCAGAGCCGTGCGGAAGTACTTGGTACCATACCCACAAGGCATTACACATGATACGGGCGTCATGCGGCTAACCTCCAGGATTACTTCTGCTTGGATTCTAGGTCACTCAATCGGGCCAGCATTTCCGTCGCAAAGACTGACAGACACTTGTCTTGGCAGGTTTCCCACGCCCTGCCCATCCAGTGCTGACCTTGCTGGCAGAACGTGCCGAACTCCTGCCACGACCCCCACCATGTGCTTCGAGCGGGTCCGATGTTGACGGTCAATGTGGTTCCATCGCCGTCAGAAAATCGGGTCTGATAGGTCAGATTTTCTTCTAATCGTCCTGTCAGGCCAACGGGCACGGTGTCTTTCATTGCGTCGATGACCACATCTGCTGCTGGTTTGGCACAGTTGACGAGGTACCTTTTTGCGGTACGTACGCTTTCCTGCGTCAGCATCTCAGACAACTCAGCAAGCCCTTCGATTATGACCGGCATACTGCTCCTAACTGTCGATGTAACGCATTCTGATTTCAAACAGGCTGCGATAGACAAATCCTTTGCCGCCCTCTTCGTACGGCATATCCCAGTCTTTAGAAATCATGCAGGATGTGACGGCGGTTCCTGCGACATATGGTGACACGCTTCCACCCATATTTCCCTTGTAGTTGTCGAGCAACAGACGTACGGCTTTGGATATTGACTTTGCGGTGTAGTAATCCGCACCATAGCAGTCAATCTGCCAGACGCCTTCACGTAGCCCTGTGCAGCCTGAAGACTCATACAGGTCAGTGGTTGTTACAAGGCTGAGCACGATACTGGGTATACTTGTGCCTTTGGGTTGTAGGACGAAATAGACTCGGTTTGAGACCAAGGCGGTGACTGCTGAACTGGTGGTGATGAGCGAATACAAGTCTTTTTCAAAGATAGCCATTATTGGTTCTCCGTCCATGCCCACAGTTCAAGTTGCACGTGTTGGCCGTCCACATCGCTGACGGTTTCGATGTTGTACGTCTGTCCGTGATATACGATGGTCATGTCAGACGTTGGCGTAAAATACTTGGAATACCGCATCGTAATCTTGAATGATGACGTAGCATTGCGTTGCTGGGCTTTATCAATTTCCTTACCACGCCACATTGCGATGTTGGCGTGTGTAGTCCACACTGCAACAGGGGCGTTAGGTGTGCCATCAGCCGCTGCACCTGTAGCCTGCCAGAATGTGACCAGACAGTTGAGGTCCGACGCCGATTTGTACCGCACGAGCGTGCTCGGTTTCTTAGGCAGCATAGGACTCCTATCGGGGGATTCTGCAAGACTTGAAAGACTGAAGCAAACTGCACAAAGTCATATAGACTTCGCTGGTTTTCTCAACCGTCACGATACTGCGGTTTTCCCAGAAGTGTGCAGCAAGGTATAGAACTGCAAGCTGCAACTGTGCGGGCACCGTACTCAGGTCTGTGCCATATCCAGCCGTGTATTCAATCTGAATGCAATCTTGTCTGCGGTCGGTCAGCGGCCAGAAAGAGCCGACGTTAAGCGTAATCTTGTTAGCGAAAACTTCATAGTTGGACGCTGAGAAGACCTGATTAACACCATTTATATCGTTGTAAGTCACCACAGGTGCGACCAATGGTGACAGTGAAAAGACCACTGGTCTGCGTATGAGTTCGATGCTGTCCTTTGTCCACAGACCCTGCCAGTACCAAATCATCCACTCATATGCTCGGCCCATCTGATAGTCAAGCAGGTTGCGGGGGTCTTGGGTGCCGGGGAAAAAGTCGAGTGTCAACAGAATGGTTTCGTTAATCATCGCTGTCGCACTCATAACCTCTATTTGGTCAGTTGCGGCTTCAATCATGAGTTGCAACATGGTGTAGTCGGCATCTAATGGGCTATTTGACGGGCAATCGAAACGACCGAATGATGCAACTTGCTCGGGGGTCACGACTGATGTTGCCCGTGGGGTAACAATTTGTTCAAACATTATCGCCTCCGGGCAATCTGGACTTTCTTCAGCCGCAAATCGGTGTCATCGAACGGTTCCACTGCATTCGTCGCTGTTGGTTCGGACACTTCAATACCGTGCTCTTTCGCCAGCCGCACCAGTTTTGCATGTGCTTCGGCTTTCTGGTTTGCTGGTATCTTTTCCTCTTGGTCGAATCTGGCGAGTGCATTCCGCAGGTGTGACTTGGTTTTCTCTTCTGTTGAGAAGTGCCAAGGCAGTGCCCACGTACTTACATCATGCGGGTTGCCTACCCAGATAAAATCCTCAGATGTGAGGTCTTCGCCGTCAACTTCTTTGGTCTTGACCACCAATTCAATTGGGATATTTTTGAAGTTTGACAGGTCAAACGAATTGGTAACTTTCACTTTGTCCTTACCGACTGCGGTTGCAAACTTCGCTTTGACTGCCTCTTCAGAAGTCATCCACGTTTCAGCAGCCATGAGTGCCAACACATCGGCCTTAGTAAGACCCGTCTTAGCGACATAAATATCAGCCGCAGAGTCGGAGATTTTATCCAACACGTCAGCCATCTTGGTCATGTCATCCGAGTAACCAGCACAGATTGCCTGTGCACGGTGAATCATCATGACGGAGCCGGGGTTCATGACACATGTGTCGCCCGCCATCGCAATGAGTGATGCAGCCGACGCAGCCAGACCGTCAACAATGACGTTGACTGGCTTGCCGATGGCTCGCAGTGCATTATAAATGGCCGTGCCTGTAAATAGGTCACCGCCGGGGGAGTTGACGTGTAGAGTAACAGATGTACAATCCTTGTTGGCGGTCAATGCATCGTTGATAGTTTGGGCGGTCACGCCGTCACCAAACATATCGGCACCTACTGGCCCATAAAGAAAAAGGTCAAGAACGCTGTCCTGTGCCTTGGCGGTAAAACTGTACTTCGTTTTGTTGTTCATGATTCCCTCAGATTCCCTCAGATTCCCTCTGCCAGTGCGACGAGTGCCGCATGTGACTCAGCCGTGACGGCTGTATACTTAGTACAATAGTCAGTCGCCTGTTCGATAGTGCACACCAGAACCTCAGCGACGAACTTGGCGTCAATCGTGCCCTTCGTCTGCTTGCGTTCAATGCGTTCAGCAAGGCTGTTAGCGATTGCTTGCAGCCGTGCGTTGGGCTTAGGTTCCGTTGGCTCTGCCTTGGTGTCGGTGTCTGCGGGGTCTTCTTTGCCGGGCAAATCTTGTCCAGGGATGTATATCTCGCCGTCATGGTAGACTGCGGTGTTAGCGGGCAGACAATACCAGTCCAAACCCTCTACGGTGTCCTTATCTTCTTCAACTCTGACTTCGTTAGGGCACATTTGACCAGAGCGAATCTGAATCTCATACGTCTCTGCACGCTCACGCAACGAACCACGAAGGATGCAGTTAGCATCGTGCTTAGCATACAATGTGGTCCTGTCTTCCGGGTCAATGAGGTCACGCATTATGCTCTGTTCAAGAGCAACGCAGTGTGGCATCAGCGACGTTTGAAAGTAGTCTTCGAGGAAAGCAGAAGAACTGGCGTAAGTCGAATTTGATGCACCCATGCCCATCTTTACAAGCAACGGAGCACCGCCGAGCAGACGGACAACCTCTTCGGCGTTCCACTTACGGGATTCGAGTAACTGGCTTTCTTGAGCGTTAAACGTCATCTTCTCCCACTTCAAACCGCCGGGGAGAATGGTGAACTTGCCAGCGTTCTGCGAGCCTGAGAAGTCTTTCTTGAGTCGGTCAACCGTGTTCTGTGCCTCGGTCTCGGTCATGCCTGATTCAAGCGGGGCAACCAAGAAGCCGCCCATGCCGAGCCCGTTTGCGAAATTCCTGCCAGCGGTTTCCTCAGCCGCCATCAGCACGCTTAATGCTTCTTTGGCGAGCACGATAATACTTGCACCCTCGATACCGCTGCCTGAGATGTTCTGACTTGTTGCGTGCCAGATTTCATTTTGCTCGAAGCGTCTGTATTTTCCCTGAGCATCAGAGTACAGCCAATACAGCGAAGGCTTGCCGGGGATAGTCAAATCCCACCGCTGCTGCATGTGCCATGCGTTGAGCGGTATGAGTTGCAGCACGTCACCCTTGCCGTCCCTGATAATCTGACAGAAGCTATTACCCGCCATAATCAGTTGTGCAGCTAGGAACCACCGCAACTGGTAAGAGGTCTGCCATTGATTCGGGCAATGTAGTAGCAGGGTGTACAGCGGGTTATTGACAGCCGACTGAGTACG